GTCTAGAATCGTTCTTGAATACGTTGATTACTGGTGTAGCTTTCATCTTACAAAATCCCCCTGTCTATCCGGCCAACGCCGTCGTATTCTACCGATTTGACCTCTTCTATTACAGTCCCTCGCTCCCTGCGATACTCAATCTCAAGTTGTGTTGCCCGCTGCGGATTCGACCACTTTTTTCCGGCCATGAAAAGTAGGTTGGCTTTAATGCCTTTGGCAAGGGTGCTGTAATACTCTTCAAAAAATTCTGTCGGAACTTCGGTAATGTTCCGACCCGGAACCAAGGATACCTCGATCTCAAGAGCGTTAATGGTGTTTTCCTGTGGTACGTCCAGAAGCGTTACGACTTTCCGGTCAACGTCCAGCTTTACGCAGTCGAGATTGTAATTGGTGCCGACGTAATCGGTCTGGTCGGCATCGACATCGTACTTCGTAACCCTCTCGACTTTAAGAAGGCGTGCTTCTTCCGGCCATTCGTCGATGGTATAGTTTTCCTGTTCGGCTACCAGACTGATCCGATCGAGGATGTATCGCCACGCACCGGTACGTTTGCAGAAATCCAAAAGGACTTCGAGAATGGCCTGATCCATCAAGATGCTCGGCGCGCCGGGGACTTCCGGAGCGATTTTAGAATAGAGTTCGGTAAGCAGGGTGTATTCGGCTGTTGAATCGGTTCTCATGGTTTATACCCCCGCCATAAATTTTGCCAAGTAGTCTTGGGCGTTCTTCCGGTTCTCTGGATCTTCGCTGTCTTCCGTTAAGGTACGATATGCGGTATAATTTGCAAGACTGGAACGGTAATCAAATAACACGTCCAATGCACTTTCGGCCAGCAGATCGCCCGGATAGGATACCACGATCTCGGAAACATAGAACGCTTCGGGATGCGAAGAGAAAAGCTTTTCCCGTGCTTCGTTCAGATAGTTCACTACCGTGGCTTCTGTCCAACGATACGGAGTAAGAGAATCTCCAATCATCCCCCGAATCCTGTTTAAAATGAAATCGCTTACTGTCATATTAAAAATCCCCTGTCTGCATTATGAGCTAAACAGGGGATCTCCTTTTCTTGCCGGGAAACTTCCCGCTTACGAAGTTTGGGATGTGCTGTTACGCTCAATCGTCTTGTTCGTGATGTCGTTCCCTTTATTCAGCATTTCGAAAAAGTCTTCTTCCGTGGGTTCCGGACGACCGTCTTGAACAACCCGAAATGGGAACCGGCGAATAATACCGTCCTTCATAATGGGCTGCTGTGCGGTCTTTCCAGCTACCAGATTATCATAAGAAGCGTTTTCCGCAACTTCCAGAAAATTCGAGGGAAGAATTACTTCCTGTTCTCGCTGAAGCCGTAATTCAAAATTGTTGATCGCCAACGGGACGTAAGGCACGTCATTGGGATCTGTTCTGCCGGTGAAAACTACCCGATGAAACTTTTGACCGGGGAACCGGCTCGCTTTCACTTGGGCTTTTTCACCTGAAGCTTTTTCACCTTGGACCGAAGGGATTTTTTTCGTTATGATCTTGTCGGACTGTTCTGCGCTATCTGCCATTTCTGTCTCTCCTGTTTTTATTTTTTAAAAAACCACCCGGAGGTTAGTCCGGGCGGTCCATGAACCAAACACTGCTTTTAGTACAGTTCGGCCTCGATGACCAACACATCACCGTCAGTATCATTGACGACTGCGCTGGCTCCGATCTTGATACCTTTAGCAGGCGCATCGGTGGCAACTGCCCCGCGATGCGTATACATAGAGGTAATCCGGTCAACGGTATTGACCGTCAAGGTCGGGAGAACATCCAGCGTAATCTCGTTGGCCTGTTCCCCATTGCTGGTGAGGGCTACGATTGTGCAGATTTTTCCGTCCGACATGATGATCTTGGAGCCTACGCCGACAGTGGCCGTATCCAGAACAACGTCAACGTTGCCTGTTTTGTTGGCCGTACTGCCGACCGTAAAGGTCGTGACGGTGCCTTTAACATCGTCGTCTTTTTTGACAACGATCGTGGCATCCGCCGCGCCGAGTACGCCAGCACCCTCATAGAGAGTAACGCCGTAGCCAGCAGCCGCAGCCGCTTTGTCGCCAGCCGCCGCAACCGTCATACCGTACAGCATTCCGGTGAGGTTCGCACCACTCCAGACGAGTTCGGTCTTATCGGTCGCGTTCAGAATCCGAACGAAATCCGGATAGAATCCGAGGGACACGTCCAGCTCTGCGCCGGTAGCTTTGCAAATAACTTTTTCTTTTCTCATAACTTTTTCCTTTCAATCAATTTGATTAGGCAGGATTTGCGGTGCAACCCACTTCAAGGCGGGCAATCCACGAATCGTGAAGGATCGCACAAGCGAACCACGTTTTCCAACCAACGGAACCGCGCTGAGAAAGCGGGTCGGTATCGGTCGGTTGACCATCGGGCTGACGGACTTTGAGGTCTACAGCTTTGCGGCCTTGCAGACGGACGCATCCATAAGCGTCTTTGGCAACGATGATGATTGGGTACACATCGCAAGCCGTAGACGTAGAAGGAATATTGCCATTCGCCAGCAGGGTTGTTCCAGCGGCACCAACGGCGAGCCACGGGGTAAACATGCGGGTCAGGATGAAACGGAAACGATCAACTGCCCCGACTTCCCCTTCAATGCGTTTGCCGGGATCGCCGTATTCAATGTAGGCTTTGAACCCTACAATGTTGGTGATGTCTGGTTCCAAGTCCGTGTGTGCCATAGCGAAGAACGCCTCATGTACACCCATCGTGGAGACTTTGGGAGACGGAGGGATGATTTCGCCGATAGGCTGGGCATCATTCCGGTCAAATCCACGGGCAACCAAACGAAGGTCAGCGCGGGACGGAGGAGCAGCAACAGTTCCACGGGAAGCAACGCCACTGGCGTAGTACACGTTCGAGCCTGCCTTCAACATATTGATCGTCACCGTTTCAATAGTTTGAGCAAACTGTTCGCCACTACGGGTCACGCACACAGCCAACGGATTGTCTTCGTGCAGTTCATAGCACACATCGGTCAACTCGCATACGCCGCCGTATTGCCGGAGAATGGCCGTGTAGTCCGTTTTGGTCAACGGTTGACGCGAAGGAGTAACGCCTTCGGCCAGCGGAGCCGCTGATACCGTGAAAGCATTATACCGCCGCCACTTGATGGTTCCTCCTCGTCGGAGCTGGGCATCACCCATCTGAGCAAATCGCTGAGTCACAAGTTTAGGCAAACCAACCATGAGGAGCTTGGCTACCGATTGCACACCCACGCGAGGCTCGATCTGTCCATACGTAATCGTATTTTCATTCATCTTGCTGTTCCTCTCGTCTTGGTTTTATTGCACCTAAACTCTTACGGTTCCTATGTGCTTTCAAATTTTTATTCTATTAAATGTTTTCTTTTTGGCAACACCTTTTAAGTTGCAACGATTGTGAATCGCTCCTTGCATCGTTGACACTTAATCTCGATCTTTGTGCCTGGGCCAAAAATTCCAGCACAAAAAACATGACGGCACTTCGGACACCGGTTATAAAACTCCCTGTCAAAAACTACCCGCGAAGCGAGTTCGATAAAAACAGGGATTCGAATTGCCCGGACAGGATTCATTATCGTTTATGCCTTTCAGAAAACGCTTCAAATTCCATGTCCAAATCTGCTTCGTTGACGGCGGCTTTTTTACCGACCCCGCCTGATCCCCGGTTCCCGCTGGATGTTCCAAGAAGGTCGTCTTCTTCCTGCGCCTGCTGCCGTTGCACTTTTTTCGCAGGGTCTTCCATAAGCCCCTTCGCTGTTTTGTACATCTCCAGCACTTCTTTACTGCCGGAAACGCCCCCGGTATTCGCTTTGGTTTTCACAGGGGCAGACTGTTTAGAAAGCCATTGATTGAAGTCATCGCTCACCGCAATGTCATAGGCATCGAAATGTCCGCCGTTTTTCGGAGCAGCCAAGGCCATGCAAAGCGTCATCAGATTCGTCCGGCCAACCAGATCATTGACGGTCGCTTGAAATTCCTGCGGGATGGCCTGCGGCTGGACGGCTTCGGCTTTTTTGCCTTTACCCATCTCGCTCCGAACAACGGAAGAGTTCATGATGGCCGTGATTAATGGCACGATGTCGTCTTCGTAGGTTTCCAGCAGATCGTTAATATCCGCTGTTCTGCCGGTTTCTTTTCCTTCCGCATCCAGAACAGGGAGAACCTTTCCGGCAAGTTCTTTGCGAAGAGACGGCATAAAATCTTTGTACTCAATCGGGGCTGAGGCTTTGGCTTCGGCTTCTGCGGCGAGTTTGGCAGTTTCGGCTTCCTGCGCCTTTTCTGCGCTTGTCTTTTCGACTGGCTTTGGTTCCTCGGCCTTCTGCTCGGAAGGCTTTTCTTCCGGTTTCGGTTCTTCGGAGGGTTTTTCTTCCGGCTTCTGTTCCGGTTCGCCGGATACCAAGGTATCGAAAAGCGCGTCCTGATCTTGCTCGGAAAGCCCCTCAGCGGTACTTTCAGACGCTTCTGTAGGCTGCTCGGTAGCTTCATCCTCTATGGGATCTTGTACTTCATTCGCCATTGTTATTCTCCTGTTCGTTTTTCAAATCAAAGAAAGAGATTAGTCAGTATAGGTCATCGTATTCGGACTCAAATTCTGAACATGCCAAGCAGCCCCATCCGCCCAAAAATACATTAAGGCACCGGTCGTATTTGTTCCGTACGTTACACTATCAAGGTCGGCATCACTTGGGCCAACAAGAGTGTCCGCTATTCCGGAAGAAACCGTGGGTACACAGGTTGTTGCAGTGGTAGACTTCACAGCTATCTGAATCCAATTTCCAGCAGCCGTTGTATTCGTCGGAAGAGTTAGAGATACAGCAGCATTCGTATTTACGATCCACAATTTATTTAGATCGCTTGCTGTAAAAGTGTAGTTCGTGGACGTAATAACTGTAGTTCCCACGGCGGCAGTTATTGATTTTGCCGTAAGAGTTACGTTCGTGCTTCCGATTGTTGCCGCTGTGGTAATAGAAGCATCCAGCGCGTTTAATTCCGCCGCCGTCGCTGTGACTTCCACGTTTCTCAAATAAAACGGGCCGTAGAGATTGAACTCCCCGGTAACATACTGATCTTGAGACACCTTCATAGCCGCCTGTGAAGACAGTCCGCTAATCAACACCGCCGCCAAAATAAACATCGTCGTCTTTTTCATATCGCCTTTTCCTTCCGGCCTAAGCCTATTTTACTAATTCCCGCTGACACTCCATCACAAGAGCCTGTAGAAAGTCTGATTCGTCGGCCTGCCCGAGTTTATACCGAATATCCTCCTCGATTGCTTCGCAGTTGATCTTCGGTTTTTGTCTCGTTTCAGCTACAATTTTTATCGTTCGCTTTCTTGATGCCTCTAAAAGGGCGTATCCAAGCTCTGATTTCTCACACTGCGCGATAAGCTCTATGTGGCTTGTGTCTACGTAGTCTGATACTCTGATACCCTTTTTCATCCCTTTAGCAAGCCTTTTTTATGTAAATCTAATGCTAAAGAGTGAGCAAATACATTTTTCTGCGAAACAGTGGAAATCGGACGAGAAGCCAAATTCACCAGAATTTCTTTCTCGACCTGCTTCATACAATCGAACGAGGCAGTTTCTATCTTAGACCCAATCAGGGGAACGGAAATAATGGTTTCTTCAACCTTCTGAGCTTCTTCTGCTTTCGCTGCCTCAACTGTTTTCTTCAAACTTTTAATGGCCATCTTATACCTCCGGGATATTTTTGATCATTGGAGAAAGTACAACGAGATACGTCCCGCTGATTCTTTCCGGTAAATCCTTCCACTCGACACAGTGAAGGGAAGGCTCGACGGTTTTGTCGAGGAGTTTTTCCAGCGCGTCCTGCTGCTTCTCGACCTTAGCCAAGACCGTTTTATAAATTCTGTCCAGAGCGGCGATTTCTGCCTTGGCTGTTTTCAAGGTTTTCGGATCGAACACATAGCGTTTGATTCCGCCGTTTTCTTTGTCCTCTTCCCCGCCTATAATCTTCGGGTTTCCGGCCTCGTCCCGTTGGCAGTGCTTCTCGCAGACAGCGGAACGGGCAACCATATAATCATCATACCCATCCACCGGGGCCGTGATCTTGGACAATTCCACATTTACGGTTTTGATGAGAGAAGAGATCAAATCTGCGTTCTTTCCGCAAGCATACTTGAACCGGTTTACTTTTTCAGAGTCCTCGTTCTCGCTGCGTTGTACTTTCGAGGCGGCTTGGAAGTGGTCGAGGTGCGCCGGGAGTTCTCGGATCGTACATTTCAATGTCCCTACAGTTCCCTTCAAAGGAGACTTTTTCGCCTTCATTTTCATCATGGTCATTGTTCTTTTTTCCTCTCAGTGGTGGTTTTAGCCCCTTGCTGGGCTTTTAAAAGAATCTCTGCTTGTTGCAGTTCCAATTCCTGTTTCTTAATATCGACTCCTGAAATAATTTCTGCCGCTTCCGCCTGTACCTTCTGCGTGTCCGCTTGAATCTTTTCGAGCTGAGCGGCCAAGGTCTGTACCTGCAATTCCATCGTCTGCATCTGCATTTGAGTTTGCGGATTGGTCTGCGCGGCCTGCTGCGCCAAAGCAATCTCTGTGACGGATAGAAGAGCCTTGTCCTTGTCAATGTCCATGGAATCGGCCAACTGCTCGGCAATCCAGCGTTTGTTGATCTGTTTGGCCAACTCGGGATCTGCACTCATGAGTTGCAGGTATTGAATGATCGCCTGCATCCGTTGAAGCATATTCGTGTAAGACAGGTATCCGAGGGCTTTGATGATAAACGGGCCTTTGCACTCCGGAAATTCGTCGCGTTTCAGGTTATAGAGAAAATACTGTTCTGCCGCCCAAACAATCTGCCGGTCGATACGCATGAAGATGTCGCCGAATAACCGCCCAGAGCTTTGCAGGCGTTGCTGAAGTTCGAAAGCGGTTCGGGAACCTTCCGGTTGTACGCCCTGCTGAATGCGAGGAACTCCGCTGGAATAATCTGCAAATTCCAAGAAAAGCTGGATCAGTTTCAACAGAGGGGCGGTAACATCCTGCATGGTAAACTGCTGTATAGCGTCTCTTACGTTCTCCGCTTCATCTGTGAGTTTTATAACTCCCCCATCACGGAAAGAGTCTTTTAAACTGCCTTTGATGTACCGTTCTTTGACTGCCAGAATCAGGGTCGAAATCCCCTTAACGTTATTCTCGAAAGAACGAATAGCCCCGTTCAAAGTCCGTTGCTGCGGCTCTACCCGGTCGGCAATGCCTTGTCCCCCGAGTTCTTCTGGGTTTTCGTCTAAGCGTTCCCACTTGTAGGGCTTTTCCCCCGGGTCGCGTTTATAGGCAATGACTTCGTGCTGGATGCCGTCCGACACGACCAGAACAAAAGCTTCTTCCCGTTTGCCGGAAACATCAAGGATGCTCGGGCTATTGGAAGAAATTACTTTTTTCTTTTCTTCTTCGTAGCTATTCAGGTATTCCACCGGAACCTTGCACCAAAATTCGTAGAGCTTCAGCCCTTTGGCCTTTTGCGCCATGCCTCGGAGTTCGGGAGAAATTTCGTTTTCATCCCCGGAAGATTCCCCCTGAGAATTTTCAACATCCTTCCCGCGCTGGCGAGCAGCAATCCTATCAATGGCATCGTTTTGGATCAAAGGGGTCTTGCCCTTCATGTCGAACAGATCGGAGATCGACACGTCGTTTACTTCGACAATCGGGCCTTTCAGCGGGTCGCGGCATTCCAGATCGCGGTACATCTGCCAGACGTTCTTGTGTTCGATGAAGACGGATTTCATAGACCGCTTCTTTAAGAGCCAAGTTCCGTTGGCGTTCTGGTACGGCTTCGGAGGCAAATCAAAAGTTCCAACACGTTTCTTGAGCCACATTTCCCCGTACTTCACGCCGACAAAACACATGGCCGAGAACGCCTGAACAGCGTCGGTCATCTGCATTTGGTAGCGGATACGCCGCTCACAGGCTTCCGCGCTGTACGGAGCTACAGCTACTTCGACCGTTTCGGTCATCGGCTGTTCGGCAGATATTTCCTGATCGCCTTCCATCATCGGGGCGGCAGGGGCAGCAGGGGCAGCAGGGGCGGCAGGCGGAGCAGATTGCGGCTGAGGCTGAGTAACTGATTGTGTCGCAGCAGCCTCTTCCGCCGCTAAAGCTTCGTCATTATCCGGAATGTTAGCAACTTCCACGCCTAAAGGAATCACGTTGTTCTTAAACCCCGTGTCCATTAAAATGTCGTGGGCGGTGTTTACCTTCTGCCGGGTAATGTCGAAAATTGTATCCGAGGAAAAAGGATTCTCCCCATCGCCCCGTTTCCACGCTCCCTTTGGATCGGCTTCCGCATCGCAAGCATAGGCCGCATGGTTCTTGTGCCACTTATCTTCGAGGGGTTCGCGGGTGATTTTAAGACGGTGAAGGAGATCGTCGAACAACCACGACGACAAACCACTATTCGAAATGACGGAGCTTTTTTCCATTTCTTGAGGCATGATCTGTTTTTCCTTCACCTTCCCGACTTCTACGCTTTTCTAGTTTCAAGGTCAATTAGTTTTCTTCAATCCTTCGATCGGTCGCGCCAAGGCTCTTTTTCGAATCCGGCCAACAAAGTAAGCAAAGCCTGTTTCGCCACGCTCTCCACGCCCTCTTTTTCTCCGAGAACAATATCGTCCTTCAGGGTTTGAGGGAAGCGTAAACTTTTCTCCGCCGCTTTGCGCCAAAGGATTTGTTCGATGGCCCCGACATCCGCCCAGCGGATTTGTGATAGTGCTGGAGGCGGCTTAATCGACTCGTTCCGATAAACCTCTAACTTGTACTGCCGGGAAGTCAGGCCGGAGTCTTGCCAATAAAACTTGGTAGCGAAGTATTGGCTCCATGCCTGATGGAACCACCAGACCATGCCCCGGTCGGTCGGGAAGCCCTTCTCTTTGTCGAACAGCGGGGTAATGCTTTTGAAGGACGTATGTTCAAACACGACCAGTTGCTTCGTGTCGATGTTCAGGCCGGCAAGCAGCGCGTAGCCCTCAATCTTCATAATCCCCGCCCCGTCGCTTTGGGCTACAGGGAAGACGATTGCGCCCCGCACGTCGAACTCCCCGGAAGAGATTCCTTCTGGCAAACCGTTTTCTGAGGCGACCCGAAAGAAGAGGGTTGAGGTCTCTCGTTCAAAATTATACCTTGCACTGATAGGTTTTGGGTCGGTTTTCATGTCTTCCTTTTTGGCCGGTCGTCTATCAGCTTTCCAACGGATTCCGCATCCAGCAGAATGCAGCAGGTTGCCACGATGTGCGCCAAGTGCGACCGGTTGCTTTCGGAATCAGCGTCTTCCCCGTCCGTGAATTGCAACAGGTGCCGCATGATCGCGCCGATGTAGGTTGAAGCGCAAACTCCTTCAGACTCGCGCCAGTTGTACTCACCGTATTTTTTCGCCCCGAGCTGCATAACGTGAGCGGTTTCCCGCAGGGCTACGGTCGGGAGAAGGTGGAGCGGGCATTTGATTGCTCCGGCTTTTGCTTTTGGGTCGGTCATAACGGGCCTCCGTAGTTCTTCTCGAAATAGTCTTTTGCCATCAAAGTACGTTCGTTTTTCCTTGGAAATGTGACGACCACATCCCCTTGTTTAGGGTGTCCGTTGGCCTTGTCTGTGCCGGAAACAAACACGTCTTTCATGTCGGTTTTCGGTGTCCAAGTTACAGGACACAGCCGCTCTTTTGCACGGTTTATTGGTTGGTTCATACAGTTTCCTCTTTGAAAATTGTTTCGTCCAGCAGTTGGATGACATCTTCCCGAACACTTCTTTCTCCGGCTGTAACCCAAGCGTCGATGTTGTCCGTTACCCGCGCCCCTTGACCGTCTCGATCCATCACGATCAAGATGTAAGGGTTTTTGTTCTTTTCATGGTTATCAACGAGGTCGTCTACAAAGTCGTTTATCGGAATTTTCATGCTCCCTCTTTAAAAAACACACGACTGCAAAACGTCGTGTATCACGGTTGTTTTCTGGTTTTGAGCAAGAAGGATCTCGGTCGCGTCCATGAACGCATCTACCTGGTCGTCGTGCAGGTGCGTCATTTCCGGACTGAAACTCGTCGCTTCCGCTTTGTCTTTATTGCGCTGGAGGGCGATGACCGGGATATTCGTCAGGGCCGGAAGGGTTTGAATCAGTCCCGTGCCGGATACCTTGTCCTCAATGTACAAGGCCCTTATCCGGTACGTGTCGCCGATGTCCTTGAGGAACAGTACGGCTTGTTTAATCAAATCCGGAGCTTCCCACTTTCCCCGAAGCTGGTTGATTAAATAAATGGCCGAGGCGTGTAATCCCCACGCCTGAAAGACCGAGAAGTCGTTATGCTGTCCGGTCTTCTGCGCGGTATCCACCGTTACAATCACGGCCTCGAACGCCGGACGGTCTATGTACTCTTTCCACCATTCCGCCTTGAATACCGATCCGCCGACCGGCGAGGGTTCCTGCTGGTACTGGCTGGAAAACACGTAGGCGTTCTGCGCCCGCATATCTTCGAGCTGCTGGACAGAATGCTTTATAGACCAAAGCGCAGTGCCGTCGTCCTTCAGAGTTTTCATTTTCAACAGCCTGAACTTCTCGGATACATCGCTCAACAGTTCCGCCGTGAAATCCCCTTCGTGAATCCGCTGCATAATACAGATCGTCGGGGTGGTCTTCGGGGAGTTGCGGCGGCTTTTGATCACCTCCGACCAGCGTTCGTTAATCTGGTCGCGCCGGATGGTATGCGCGTCGTCCGGCTTCAACGGGTCGTCGATCCAGATCCCTCCGCTGAAAACGTACTTCCCGTCCTCGTCAATTTCCTCGCTCGATCCGGCTCCGAACCCCGTTACCTGTCCTCCGGAGGAAACCGCGTAAAATACTCCTCCTTGTTTCAAGTGCCACTCCGTCTTGCTGTCCTTTTTCGGGTCGATTGTCACCTGCCCGCCGAACAGATCGAAATACCACTGCGACTTGATGATGTCCTTGATCTTATCCGAGTTCCGGCAGGCCAGAGCGTCCGAGTAAGACAGGTGCAGCCACTCGCAAAGCGGGTTATGCACAAAAGTCCACGCCACGAACAGACACATGAACTCGGTGTTGTGTACAACATACCCGTTGGCTATAAAGTTTTTGTCGTCATATTTTTCTGTGTCTATCTCGATATGATAAACCTTTTTGATTCCAGAAGGTTCTACCTTTTTAACCCTGTCGTAGATAAAGTCTGACATCTCCCATTTAGCGAGGTCGGGACAAACTTCTTCTTTCAATCTTTTAAATTTTTTATCGCTGACCATTTGGTTTTTTGTTTTGGGTCTTATCGGGTTTTCTAGCTGTAAAGCTTTGTATTGCAGTCCTTTAAAGACATCACACGGATATCCGAAAATAAATGATTCCGCGTTTTTGTGTTGGTAGGCATCTTCCACTTTCTGCTGTTTTTGAAGGGCGTTTATTTTACCCCGCAACCTCTCAACATGAGACGCTCCGATGGTTATTTCAAACGCACCAGCACACTCATTCGGTTTAACATATTTTCTGTTCGGAATATTACACATATCTAGTAGCAAGGATATTTCGTCTATCAAAGGCTCGCTTGCCAACGTTACGGCTATTTGTCCATGGTTTTGGTTTACATACCCGTCCGTCGCAATCATCAATGAAATAAATCGATATTTCTGATCAAGCGGAAGGTCAAAAAATATCCGAGGGAGGGTTTTGTGTTTAGCCAGTTTCCCTACCATTCCATATTTTTCCAGTAACAAAACTGCTTTGCCTTGTCTTCCCCCTTTTAGATTATAGTCCGTAGTTTGGCTGCTTTGATACTGAACTACAGGTATGTCCAGTGCCTCGCACGCTTTTTTAAACACACCGATTACTTCGGCATCCGCCGTCGTAAATCGCAGGCATCCCGGATTACTGCAACCGCCTTCAAATAGCATTAGGGTTATAAAGTCTAGTTCGGCATCAGGTATTCTGGTACGTCCTTCTATTTCGGAGCATAGGCGGATCAGGTAATGGTTTTCTGTTAAATCTTTTGCTTCAACCCATCCTCTTTGCGTCAATACAGGATGGTCGCTGCTGACCTCTATTTTTCTTCCTGACTTCGACAGGATGGTTGTACATTCTTTTTCAAACATATCTACTGCGGCTGTTTTTCGATAGACCAAATTTCCTTTTGAATGTCCGGCGAGTGTTTGTCCTTTTTGCACTTCTGAAACGTCTATATACCCAGCATCCGTAAGGACTTTGTTCCCAGCAGGGAGGCACTTGCCATACCGGGGCGCGATGTTAATCACAAGGTTCTGGTTATTCCCAAGGTACACGTCCAACAACTCCCGGTACATCGTCGTATGGTGGTCGTTCCAGATAAAATTCTTGCGGTAAACGTACCGGAACGCCATAAGACAAAAGGTCTTGAAGGACGATAGACAGTACTCCCTCAAAGTCAGGACGTAAGAGAGATCCTCCCTGTACTTCTGCCAATAAAAATCCTGCGTTTTCAGGGGTTTATTCGGGGTGACAGGCACGTTATTTATATCGTTATGGCCCTTTTTCGGGCGGGCCGTACTAAGCAACGGCTTCAAAGCCTCTGCTAACTGCTTCGGTTTGTCTTTATATTTTTGTGCTTTTTGGAGAGTTTTTCTAGTCTCGTCCCAGCTTATCGGCGGCGGGACAACCATCTCGTCGGTATGGATCGCCGCAGCAGGTATTCTTAACTCGGTACCGTCTTTGGCCTTCCACATCTCCCCAGCGATCAGGCCCGTTTTTATTTTTGGGGTTTTTCGTCGGCCTTTACGCCCTCGATTGCTTGGATGCCCCCCTTGGTTCAGCCCGTTTTTCACTCTTCCAGTTCCTCGGAGGTGTCGGCCATCGTATATTCGGCGTCATCCATGTCTATCGCGGGCATCACCGGCGCACCGCCGCCCTGCATCCGCATTAACTCTATAACCAGCCGCTTCTTGGCAACGAGCATCTGTTCTTCCGATGGCTTGTTCAAACTCTCCCCGTTCGTGGTCACGTCGATTCTCTTGGTCTCGCTGTACCGGGCACATAACAATCCAGCCAACCGCATCCGTGTATCCACCCTCAACCGCGTCCGCAAGATCGCTTCATTGTTCGGGATGACAGTAACGTTCCCGTGCCGGTCGGT